ACCGCTGAGAAGATCGTTACGAAGTTCCATAAGGGGTTCAAAAGGCGAGAGTTTATTAAGACCCGACCGAGGAACGAAGCACTAGACTGTTTCGTGTATGCCTTGGCGGCATATGCTATTGTAGGCATAAATGTCAACAGCTTGGCTGATAGAATGGAGGCTCAGGAACCAGATGAGCCGAAGGCAGAGCCAAGAAAGACAGTCACTCAGCCTTTCGTTCCGAGAGTGGGACGTAACTTCGTAAACTCATGGCGGTGATATGGCTAACCTTTTTGATCCCTCAAACGCGCCAGAAGGAGAGCCCACAGAAGTAGTTGTGGGCGACTTCATTCAATGGAAGCGTTCTGATGTAGCGCAAGACTATCCGACGAGCGCAGGCTATACCGCCGAATACGTTGCTCGGATTACCGGCGGTGGTTCGACCGAGATCAAGCTCCCCCAAGTTGCTGGCTCAACGGACGACTACTATCTGTTCTCAGTCTCCAGCGAAATAAGCGCGGCTTTCATTCCAGGCCTGTATCACTGGCAGCTTGAGATCACTCAAACCTCCTCTGGGAACCGTCTGGTCGTTGATATCGGTGATTTCACCGCAATCCCCGACATGGATTCCAACCAAGCAGACCCTCGGATTCACGCCGAGATCATGCTGGACAAGATTGAGACCCTATTGCAAGGAAAGGCTGACGCTGATGTCAGCAGTTATTCAATCGCAGGTCGTTCTCTGACCAAACTCTCCTTCCAAGAACTCCTTGATGCCCGAGACCACTACCGAAGAGAGGTGGTCCGGCATAACAACAAGGAATTGGTGAAGAGAGGGAAGAAGAGCGGCAGCACGATTCAGGTGAGGTTCTGATATGGGCATCTTTGACTACTTCAAAAAGCCCGAAGAGCCGAAGAAGGCGAAGGTCTTCAAGCGGTCTTACGCTGCTGCGAACACGGGAAGGCTCTTCGCTGACTTCCCCGGCAGTGAGAGATCCTCTGATTCCGAGTTAAAGCCTGTCATCTCACGGATGCGAGCCCGTACTCGGGATCTCGCCCGGAACAATGAGTACGCCAAGCGTTACTTGGAGCTAATGAAGTCCAACGTGGTTGGGGATCGTGGCTTTTCCCTTCAGGTGAAGGCTACGGACACCGTTGGGCGCCTAGATTTGATCGGAAATCAGTCCATTGAGGCCTCTTTCAAGATGTGGGGCCGGCTAGGCAACCCCACGGTAGACGGCAAGATGACCTGGATTGACGCCCAAAAGCTCGCTATGGAGTGTCTTGCGAGGGATGGCGAGGCCATCATCATCAAGCACCGAAGCAACCGATTTAAGGATTCCTTCGCCCTAGAGTTCCTAGAGCCCGATCAGTTGGACGAAGAAAAGTCCGAAAGGCTTCCAAATGGCAACGAAATTCGTATGGGAGTTGAAATTGACCGCTTCCGCAGGCCTGTCGCCTACCATCTTCTGACTTATCACCCCGGCGATTACGACTTTACGAATCAGACGCGCTCTACGAAGCACGTTCGCGTCCCGGCAGACCGAGTCATCCACCTCTTCATGCCTCTTCGGGCTGGTCAGACCCGTGGAGAGCCTTGGCTGGCCCCTGCTCTAAGCGCATTGAAGCAATTAGACGGGTTCCGCGAGGCGGCTATCGTCAATGCGCGTATCGGTGCTAGCAAGATGGGCTTCTTCACCTCTCCGAGTGGTGATGGGTTCGTTGCGGACGACATGGACGGCAATATCCCTATCATGGATGCCGACCCTGGGACTCTGCATCAGTTGCCTCAGGGTGTTGACTTTAAGTCATGGGATCCGACCTTCCCGTCAAACGAGTTTGAGGACTTCCACACAGCCGTTCTGAGGGGTATTGCGAGCGGCCTAGGGGTCTCCTACACCTCCCTGTCCAACGACCTTGAGGGGACTTCCTACAGCTCCATTCGTCAGGGTGCGTTAGAAGAGCGGGATTTCTACAAGAACCTGCAAACCTTCTTCGTTGACCACTTCGTCCGACCCGTTTACGAGGGTTGGCTTGAATCTGCGATGGAAATTGAGGCTTTTGGCATCCCGGTTCGCCAATTCGACCGCTTTTCAGCCGCTTCTGAGTTCCGAGGACGGGCTTGGAGCTGGGTTGATCCCTTGAAAGAGATGAATGCGGCGGTTGTGGGGCTCCAGAACGGCGTTTTGAGCCTCAATGACGTTGCAAGCCAGTACGGGAAGGATACCGAGGAGTTGTTGGCCCAAATTCAGCGCGACAAGGCTCTCATGGAGCAGTTTGGCGTGAAATTCGGCCTGGAACCCTACGGAACCCAGAAAATGCCTCTGGAAGCGGATGTGACTGAAGATGGCAACGTATAAAGGGGTCGAAATTGACACAAAACCCACCGAATCAATGGCGTCCGAGGCCCAGCGAGGACTGGATTGGCGTAGCGAGTTTGGTCGGGGAGGTACGGAGGTGGGTATCGCAAGAGCCCGTGACATCTCCAATAGAAGCGACCTGTCGATTGGAACTATTAAACGGATGGTTAGTTTCTTCGCACGGCATGAGGTGGATAAGCAAGCAGAAGGATTCCGCCCGGGTGAAGATGGATATCCATCAAATGGTCGTATCGCTTGGGCTCTCTGGGGCGGCGATTCCGGTATGTCATGGGCGAACCGCATTGCCAACCGAGTAGATTCCATCGATGAGGATGATCGTTCCTACGAGGAGCGCCCTTATCCCAATGAACACGCTGCTCGCATTAAAGATCCGAGCAACTATCCAGACTTCCGCCGTGTGAATGACGAGCTAGGTGATGGCATCGATGTCATCTACGGACTATTACCGTCAGGTGGCGAAATACAATCGATTAGATTTGATAAACTCAAGTGGTCCGTTGATGACGCCAAGGCATGGTTAGCGGAAAACGATTACGAACCGCTCGAATTTGAGCCAGCAAGTGAGGAGCGCGACATGAACCGCGCAGAACCTGACGAACTAAAGATCGGCGATTTCGTTGAGTGGGATTCCTCTGGAGGAATGGCTCGCGGACAGGTCGATGAGATTGTTCGGGATGGGCAGATCGAAGTGCCTGATTCCGATGTGGTGATTAACGGGGAGCCTGACGACCCCGCTGCTTTAATCCGGGTCTTCCGTGATGGGGAGCCGACTGACGTAATGGTTGGTCATCGCTTCTCCACTCTTACGAAGATCGAAGACATTAGGACCGCAGACATGGATGAGGACGATATGGAGCGCAAAGCCGCTCCTGAAGTTGTTCACCGTGCTATGGCAATGGAGATGAAGGCTGTTGACGAAGAGACCCGCCGGGTTCGTATGGCGATCTCTTCCGAAGAGCCCGTAGAGCGCTCGTTTGGGATGGAGATCCTAGACCACAGCGAAGGCTCTATTGACCTAGATTTCTTGAATAGCGGACGCGCCCCGCTCCTGCTGGATCACGATCCCGAGCAGCAAATTGGCGTTATTGAATCTGTCGAACTCGACGGCTCGGCGCGGCGACTCCGTGCGACGGTGCGCTTTGGAAAAGGCTCACTGGCCCGAGAGGTTTTCGACGATGTTACCGATGGAATCCGTGCGAATGTCTCAATCGGTTACTCCATCGGTAAAATGGAGCGCAAGGACAAGAACGAATATCGTGCTACGTCCTGGCGTCCCGTGGAAGCCAGCATCGTTTCGATCCCTGCTGACGTGACTGTTGGCGTGGGTCGCAGCGCTTCTGCTTCTCCCACCATTACGGTAACCCCCAACGATCCTATGGAGGCTCAAAAAATGAGCGAAGTAGATATCGCGGCGGTCGAGGCAGAAGCCCGCAAAGCCGCGCAGCGTTCCGCTGCACAAATCGTCGAGCTTGGTGCTCGGCACAATCAAGCCGACCTTGCTCGCAAAGCCATTGCTGATGGCAAGAGCATTGAAGAGTTCCGTGGCGAACTCCTTGAGACCATTGGCTCCACGCGCGCCCTTGAGTCTCAAGACGTGGGCATGACCGAGAAGGAAGTTAAGCGCTTCTCCATCGTTCGCGCCATCCACGCTCTGGCTAACCCGACCGATCGCCGCGCTCAAGAGGCTGCTCGCTTTGAGTTTGAATGCTCGCAAGCCGCATCCAAAGAGTACGGTCGCGCAGCCCAGGGCATCCTGCTCCCGGCTGAAGTGCTCCGCAACTGGAAGCGTGACCTGAACAGCTCCGATGAGGCTGCTCTGTTCACCGACGACTTCCGTGGTGGCGACTTCATCGACGTGCTGCGCAATGCCAGCTCCGTCATGCAAGCCGGCGCTCGGATGCTCAACGGCCTCTCCGGTGATGTGAAAATCCCGAAGAAGACCGCTGCTGCTGCTGCTGCGTGGATTGCAACGGAAGGTGGTAACGCCTCTGAGTCCGAGATGACCGTGGGTTCTGTGTCCATGACGCCGAAGACCATTGGTGCATACACGGACGTGACGCGTCAGCTCCTCATCCAAAGCTCCTTGGATGTGGAAGCCCTGATCCGTGACGACCTCGCACAGGCGCTTGCTCTTGCAATCGACCTTGGCGCGCTCGCCGGCTCTGGCTCCTCGGGTCAGCCCACCGGGATCAAGAACACCTCTGGAATCAACACCGTTGATTTCGGAACCGCTCCTGATCTCGTCCCCACCTTCGCTCAAGTGGTGGAGATGGAGACCAAGGTGGCCGAGGACAACGCCCTCATGGGCAACCTCGCCTACATCATGGGCGCAGCCATGTACGGCGCGCTCAAGACCACCGAGAAGGCCACCAACACGGCCCAATTCGTGGTTGAGCCGGGCGGCACCATCAACGGCTACCGTGCGGTTGTCTCCAACCAAGCGTCTGCTGGGGATGCTTTCTTCGGCAACTTCAGCGACCTCCTCGTCGGCTTTTTCGGCGGACTGGACCTGGTTGTTGATAACTCCGCGTTGTTGCTCAGCGGTGGCGTAAGGGTTGTGGCCCTTCAAAGCTGCGATGTCGCAGTTCGGAATGCTGTCTCGTTCTGCCTTGCGAATGACGGCGGTAGCTAAGCCATAAGGTGACGGCCCCCTTCGGGGGGCCTGATCCCTTGGAGTCATCATGAAATACAAAGTCTTGCGGAACACTGTGGCGGCAGGTCGAGTACGGCGGATGGGTTCTCTCGTTGAGCTTGATGACGCAGAAGCCAAAGAATTGATGGCGATGGGGCGAGTAGCGCCGCATCATGAAGAGCAGATTAAAGACCGAAGCGTGGGTTTGTCTGAAGAGACCAAGCCCCGTCGTCGCGGTCGTCCTAGGAAGGTTGCTGAGTAATGGCAGTCGAGACTCCAGATGATC